CGTAGCACTGAAGAACATCGATAACATGTTTGTACCACAGACTCTTGCTGCTTTTACTAGAATTTCTGGAAGTTATGGTGCATTAGAATTTCATGATACTGCTGCTCCAGTCAATAAACGTATCTGGAGAATGATTAATTATCAGGATGGTAATCTTTATGTTGAGGCATGGACTGATGGCTTTGGAACTAATCAGGCCCAATTTGCATACACAAGAGTTGGACAATTTGTTGCACCATTCCTGCTAGGCAATGGCGCAGATGTAACGAATCTAAATGGATCGAATATCACGACTGGACTAGTTAATCCAAGTAGATTAGGTAGCGGAACGCCGAATGCATCCACATTCTTACGTGGTGATTCAACGTGGCAGTCATTAGAATCATTTCCGAGTGGATTGATTGTTATTAGTATGTCACCTTGTCCAGTTGGATGGACAAGGGTGAATTGGGATGGACTCTTTATACGTAGTGGTGCTCCGGGTGGAACTGGTGGAGCAGCAACACACTCACATGGTCCGGGCACTTTTGCAGCAGGTTCGCATAATCATGGTGGTAACGTCAATGTCAGCGTGAATGTCAGTGGATCTACTAACAACGCTGGGAATCATAATCATCATTTGAGCGCACCATTTGCTGGCACAACAGCATCTACAGGCGCAGCGAACACGGCTGATGCTGGTGGAAGTTTTCAGACTAATGCGGCGAGTCACACTCACAACTTTAGTGGAACAATTGACTCGGACACTGATTCAAGAGGAGATCACTCACATAATTTCAGCGGATCGGGTGCAGGTTCAGGTCCAATAAGTAGTGAAGCGCCTCCTGTTACGGGCGTGTCAGCGGCGGCATCTAATCTGCCACCATTTATTGACGTGTATTTCTGTCAGAAGAATTAGTTATGATTCTAAACTTTGAAGATGAGATGGGTGAACGTCATTTTCAGTTCTGTTTCGTTGGATTCGTACTTGGAGGGTCGTTACAACAGACTAAAGGAATGCAGATACTTCGCACTGAAGTAGGACTATTCGAGAAATTAGAGAGTATCAGTGAATTGAAGTCATGTGGCAAGAAAATGATCAATGGAGAATCAGAGAGACAACTGAAAAAGGAAGGAAGTAGGCAATTACAGATTAGCATGGTTGAATTTGACATGTTATTCAACTATTTAGCTCAGGTTCCGTGGCATACTGGTACTCCTGCGCGTAATGCGTTAGAAACAATAGAGTGGTTACAAACATCGAGTAAGAGAAATGGTTGATATTCCTGATCCTGCAACTACTAATTGGGTTCCTATCTGGAATCCACTCAGTGAGGGACCAGTTGGTCCTGCTGGGCCTACTGGCCCTAAAGGAGATAAAGGAGATACAGGAGCTACAGGTTCACAGGGACCACAAGGTATACAAGGTCCGACAGGTCCGGGTGTTCCAGTTGGTGGTACTGCTGGACAAGTATTAACAAAGATTGATGCAACTAATTTCAATACTAACTGGCAATCTCAGGGGGTGTGGCAGCCTTTTACACCAGTAATAACTGCATCAGGTGGAGGCTTTGCGCTCAATAATGGAACATTAACAGGCCGATTCATGACTATCGGTAAAACTGTATACTGCACGATTGCATTCAATCCTGGAACTACGACTGCGGCAGGAAGTGGATTCTATACATTCAGCTTACCTACAGCATTTACTGGAACGATAGCAATGCCTGCAATTTGGAATGGTTCACCTACTTATCAGGGTATGACCGCGCAAGCATTCGGAGCCGGTGTTGTATTGCTGATACATAATAGTGCGAATCTCTATAGTGGTGCGGCACCGGCTGCATTGGCGTCTGGTCAAGTCATTACAATTAGTGGATTCTATGAACTCCCATAAAATACGCGCACTTACTCCCGCTGATGTGAGTGAAGTGGAGAGAATTCACTCGTTGCACTTCAAGGGTGAATTCACTATGCCAGATTTCATGAAATACGTCTGTGCATTCGTTGTGGAAGACGAGGAAGGAATCATTACAGCGGGCGGAATACGTGACATAGCTGAGTGCGTATTAGTCACGAACATGAGTAGAGATCCTAGAGTTCGAGCGCGGGCATTATACCAGATGTTAGACGCGAATACCTTCGTGTGTAAGAAGTCGGATTACGAACAGATGTATGTTTGGAGCCAGAATCCAAAATACACGAAAAGATTAATGAAAAACGGGTTCAGATTGCCCCAAGGACAGTCACTCATTTTCGACTTGTGAGGAGTTATGGGTTCAAATAACAAGAAACCAGGCGAATCTGGAAATGATCCTCGGGGCCAGTTACAGAATGCTGCTAATTATCAGCAAAATCGATATGAAAAGCAGCAAGGACCAATGGTTAATGCATTCGCGCAGAACTATGGTCGTGGTTCTGAAGCGAATTACGGTGATTACACCGATATTATGAACCAGTATCGGTCCATTGCATCAGGTGGTGGACAAGCTGGCGAAGGTGGTGGAGGCGGTGGCGGAGGCGGTGGTGCTGTTGGTAATTTCGACGCATTTACTGTATCTCCGGGTAGAGCAGGATACAGTGATCCATTTGCTTCATACGGAGGAATGCAGGAATTCGCCAGCACAGGTGGATACTCTGCTAATGACATAGCGAATATGCGTGCGAGGGGAGTCAGTCCTATACGCGCGGCATACGCTAACGCTGAACGTGAAGTAGGTAGACAAAGGTCATTACAAGGTGGCTACGCACCTAATGCAATAGCCGCGCAGGTAAAGATGGCAAGAGAACAAGGACAGGCTGCGGCTGATGCTACACAGAATGTAGAAGCTGGACTGGCAGAAGCAAGGAATAGAGGTAGGCAGTTTGGTCTGACTGGAATGGGTAATATTGAGGGTCAACGGCTCAGTGCAGACGTTGATCTCAGCAAATTCAATACAGGACTAGACTTTCAGGGTCAACAGTACAATGCTGATGCTTATGCGCGTGCCCAAGCGGCTGCAAATGCGGCTGCTGAAAGTGGTGCAAATCGTGGAGCAGCATCAGCAGCGGCTAATAACACCGATAGATTGAGAGCATTAAGTGGAATGACTCAGCTGTACGGCACTTCACCGGGTATGGCCGAGACATTCGGTAATCAGTTGTTACAAGGTGTAGGCCAAGGTGGTACATATGGCCTGAACATGATGGGACGGCGCGCGGAAGGACAACAATTACCGGGTGCATGGGAACGTGGTATGCAGCGTGGTAATGACGTAATGGATTGGGTTAACACTGGTACTGGTGTAGCCAATGCATTCCTGAGTAATCGTAGACGCCCACAACAGCCATCACGAGGGCCATCTAATGTTTGGGAAGAAGGCGGAGGCGGCTAATGGCGTCTAGATACGGGATTGATAAACTACGCCAACCTCAGATATTCCAGTCTACCCCAGATATTACTGGTGGTGACTTTGGCATGGGTAGTTATGCACCGACGTATGATGACCCATTTCAACCTATGCCAATACCAGATGAATTTCAGGCAATAAATCCGGGTAAGCCATCATTTGATCCTACGAGTTATGGACGTAACGTGCAGATGGGTCCACCTCCGCAGATTAAACCGATGGGGCAGAATGCAGCATATGATCCAAAAGAAATGGCGGATCTTATTAACCAATTCTATACACCATCTACTGTAGATAGAGACAGATTTCGAGGACTTTTAGACCAATATCCTGAACGTGAAGAACCGTCATTGGGTAGAAGGATCGTGGCTGCCGGTGCATTCCTTGGTAACAAGAGTAGAGGAATTCCAGGTGGTTATGAAGTGCAGGAAAAAGTGTTAAATGCACCTCATTACCGTGATATGGCTGATTTTACGGCAAAAGCGGGGCCATTTAGCCAAGCTGCACAATTCGAGAATACGGCAAACATCAATGAACGGACATTAGCAGGAAATGTTGTTAATGCTACAACCGCGGCGAATAAACAGGCTGAGTTGAGCCGAATAGCTGACGAGAAGAATCGAATAACTGAAGAAAAGAATAGAGCGGCGGCGGAAGTGAATTCAGTACGCGCGCGTGCGTATGCTGCCAAGAATAGTGGATGGACAGTAGAGAAGGCTGGTTCGAGATTTGTAGCAATAAATCCTAGTACTCAA